TGGGAACGCCCCTGCGCGTCACTGTGGCCCTCTACGCCCCCGACAAGCGGGCCCGCGACCTGGACAACGCCCTGAAGGCCACCCTGGACGCCCTGCAGAAGGCCGGATGCTTCGAGTCCGACGCCCAGATCGACGACCTGCGCATCGTCCGGGCCGGCGTCGACAAGCCCCTGGGCCACCTCGAAGTCGAGGTCCAGCCGCTCCACGCAACCCCATGAATCTGCTAGGCTTCGCGCATGGCTGCACGCAAACGAGTCGGGTTGAGCGAGAACACGCGAGAGCGTATAAAAACAACAATGCTCGTAAAACGCCTTGAAGATCATGCACTTGGCATTGTCGATCTAGGGCAGACGCAGATCCAGGCGATCCGCATTCTGCTGGACCGCACACTGCCCGTGCTGTCCTCGGTGACGCACTCGGGGGAGTTGGAGCACCAGGTCCGGCTGTCGGTCACCCTGACGCCTACCGGCAAGGGCTGACGTGGACGTCGAGGCGACCCTGCAGGTCCGGCCGATCTTCCTCCCCCTGGTGGACGGCACGGTGCCCCGGCAGACGGTCGTCGTGGCCCACAGACGGGCCGGCAAGACGATCAGCGCCCTGCAGCGGCTGCTGACCGCAGCCATCCGCAACGCCCTGCCAGCGGCCCGCTACGGGCTTGTGGCGCCGTTCCGCGTCCAGGCCAAGGCGCTGGCCTGGGACCCGCTGAAGGCCTTCTCAGAGCCCCTGCCAGGCACCAAGGTGTCCGAGTCCGAGCTGTGGGTCGAGCTGGCCAACGGCGCCCGCATCCGGCTCTACGGGGCCGACCAGCCCGACAGCATCCGCGGGTCGTACTTCGACGGCGTCGTCATGGACGAATACGCCCAGATGGACCCGAGGACCTGGGACGAGGTCGTCCGACCGATGCTGGTCGATCGCCAGGGCTGGGCACAGTTCATCGGCACGCCGGCCGGCAAGAACGCCTTCTTCCGCCTGTTCTCCCAGGCAGCCAGCGAGCCAGACTGGGGCCGCTTCGAGTTCCGCGCCAGCCAGACCGGCATCATCCCCGAGCTGGAATTGGCCGCCCTGCGCCGCTCGATGAGCCGCGAGGCCTACGAGCAGGAATTCGAGTGCTCGTTCACCAGCGCCAGCCGCGGGGCGTTCTATGGCGAGCTGATGGAGCAGGCCGAGAAGCAGGGCCGCATCACGCGCGTCCCCTTCGATCCCGCCCTGCCATGCGTCACCAGCTGGGACCTCGGCGTCCGCGACGCCACGGCGATATGGGTCCTGCAGCCTGCGCCGGGCGGCGTCATCCAGGCGATCGACTTCATCGAGTCCGCCGGCGTCGGCCTGCCCTGGTACGCCAGCGAGCTGCGCGATCGCGGCTACGCCTACACCGGCCACGTCGCCCCGCCGGACATCGCCGTCACCGAGTTTGGCTCGGGCCTGTCACGGCGCGAGATCGCGGCTAATCTGGGAATCAATTTCAGCGTTTCGCAGACGCACCGCGTGATGGATGGCATAGAGGCCGTGCGCACGCTGATCCCGCGCATGTACTTCGACCGCGAGAAGTGCGCCAGGGGCATCGAGGCGCTCGGCTTGTACCGCCAGGAATGGGACGGCAAGCTACAGGCCTTCAAGCCGACGCCGCTGCACGACTGGACGTCACACGCTGCTGACGCCCTGCGCTACTTCGCGATGAGCGGCCAGCGCACCATGCCCGCCGAGAGCGACTGGGACGAAGACATCAACGAGGCCTTTCACGCATGATCGACATCCTCGACACCGCCACGCAGCAGCTGCCCTACGACGACGCCCTCGAAGACAGCGGCATGACCGACGACGAGCTGATGTCAGCCGTCCGCTACGAGATGGACAACGCCTCTTCCGACGAGGCCGACAGTGCGCGCGTCGAGGCGATGGACTACTACTGGGGCCGCCTGCCCCTGCCGCGCCCCGGCATCAAGGGGCGCAGCAAGGTCGTCAGCACAGACGTCATGGACGCCGTCGAGGCGACAATGGCCGAGATCATGCCGGCGATCGGCTCGCAGCAGCTCGCGCAGTTCCCGCCGATGGGCCCCGAGGACGAGCAGCAGGCGGACGACGAGAGCCGCATCGTGAACTACGTCGTGATGGGCGTGGGCGGCGGCTTCAGCGCCTTCACGCAGGCGATCAAGGACGGGCTGCTGCGCCGCAACTCGGTCATCAAGGTCTTCTGGGAAGAGAAGACCGACGTGCAGTACGAGACGCACCAGGACGTTCAGCTGCAGCAGGTCCCGCAGCTGCTGGCGCCACGCTCGCCGGACGAAGAGGTGAGCATCGCGGCAGCAGACTACGACGAGGAGGTCTACACCAGCCCCTACGGTCCCCAGGCAGCGGTCAGCAACGGCAGCCTGGTGATCAAGCGCGTGCGCAAGACGCGCCGGCCGCGCCTGCAGGCGGTGCCGCTCGACGAGGTCCTGGTGAACACCGACCATCCAGGCATCGACTACGACAACGCCAGGTTCGTCGCGCACCAGCGTGTCGTCTCCGCGTCCGAGCTGATCCAGCTCGGCATCGACCGCGACGTCGTCGACGCCCTGCCCGCCTTCGACATGTCCTCGAACAGCGCCGAGGCCGCACGCCAGCGCAGCGGCAGCGAGCGCGAGTTCGAGACAGGCCACAAGTCGACGAAGCCGGTGCTGCTGACCGAGGCCTACTACCGCATCGACCGGGACGGCGACGGTATCGCCGAGCTGCGGCGCATCCTCTGCGCGGGCGACGACAACTCATCGCTGCATCTGCTGAACGACGAGCCGTGGGACGTCCAGCCGTTCGCGGTCGGCTCGCCCTACATCGTGCCGTTCAGCTGGGAAGGCCTGTCGCTGTACGACCGGCTGCGCTTCGTTCAGGACGTCAAGACCGACCTGGTGCGGCAGACGCTCGATGCCGGCACGCGCAACCTCAACCAGCGCATCGGCGTGCTCGAACGCCAGGTGAACTACAACGACCTCGCCACCAGCGTCATGGGCGGCATGGTGCGCATGCAGGCGGCCGGCGCCGTGTTCGCGCTGCCTGACGTGCAGCTGCCGCAGAGCGCCTTCGCGCTGCTGGAAATGATGGACAAGATGCGGCGCGAGAAGGGCGGCGCCGCGATCGACACCGCCGGCCAGGCGCAGCAGGTCGCGCACGACACTGCGCACGGCCTGGAACGCACCATGACGGCGATCGAGCAGGTCAACGCGATGGTGGCGCGCAACCTGGCCGAGACGCTGATCAAGGGCGTGTACTCGAAGATGCACCGGCTGCTGAAGAAGCACTGGCCGGGCGTCATCCAGGCGCGCACGGGCGGGAAGTGGCTGCAGCAGGTCCCGCAGACCTGGCCCGAGCGCGACGAGGTCGCGGTGCAGGTCGGCATGACCACTGGCGAGCGCATGCGCATGATGCAGCTGCTCGGCCAGGTGGTGCAGCAGCAGCTGCAGGCGCTGCAGATGGGCCAGGACGGCGTGCTGGTCGGCCTGCCGCAGCTCTACAACACGCTCATCGACTTCGCGCGGGCCGGTGGCCTGCAGTCGCCCGAGCAATACTGGATCGACCCGGCGTCGCCGCAGTCGCAGCAGGCGGCCCAGCAGAAGTCCCAGGCCGCGCAGCAGCAGGCGCAGGCGCAGCAGCAGGCGGCGGCGGAGCTGGCCAAGGCGCAGGGCGACCTGCTGAAGGCGATCGAGGTGATAAAGGCCCAGGGCAGCATCGCAAGGGCGCAGATCGACGCCCAGGTGCAGCTGGACAAGCAGGACAAGGACACCGAGGTGAAGTTCGCCGACATGCGGCTGAAGCTGGTGGACATGAACGCGAAGTACGACAAGGAGCCCGTGCCCGACACGATGGCCGACATCGAGGAGACGAACGATCAGGCTGCCCTGCAGAGCGCGCAGCGCGGCATGGCTGAAGGCATGGGCGCGGTAGAGGAGCGGCTGCTGTGAGCGCCTGGGCCCGGCTCGCGCCCTACGTGGAGCCCGCGCTGACGCTGGGCAGCGCGATGGCGGCCGAGGTCCCCGCGGGCCTGGCCGGGCTCGCCGGGCTGCTGTTCGAGGGCGACGATCCCGAGCGGGCCGCCAAGCGCATCGAGGCGATCCGCGACCAGCTGACCTACCTGCCGCGCTCCGAGGGCGGCATCGAGAACCTGAGCAGCGTCGCTGGCGGCCTGGAAAAGGTCGGCGACTACGCCGGCCAGGGACTGGAAGCCGTCACCGGCCACCAGACGCCGTTTGCCGACGTCGCAGGATGGGTGAATCAGCGGTTCGGCCCCGAGGCCGCCACGGCCCTGTTCACGGCCCCAGAGGCCGTCAGCAGCGCCCTGGGGTTCCGGGCTGGCCAGGCGGCGCGAGCGGCGCGTAGGGGCGCCAGGGCGGCCAGGGCGGCCTTGCCAGCGATCGCCGAGGACATCCCGCGGCTGCCGCACGCCCAGGCGGTGCGCGGCGTGCACTTCGGCAACGCCCCGGACCTGACCGAGCTGGACCCGGAGCGGTACGGCAGCGGCCTGAAGGGAGCCGAAGCCTCGCGCCTGGCTGACGCCCCTGACATCCGGCCGCGCAGCTACTTCTACCTCGACGACAGGGTGAAGGGCGAGCGCGGCACGGGCCCCTACCGCTACCAGGCCGAGCTGAAAGACCTGTACGACCTGACGGCCGACCCGCTCGGCATCCGCAAGAGCATGCGCGAGCAGTTCACGGCGCCGCAGGATGCCCGCATCAATCCCGGCATGATCGACTGGGCGGCGGTGCAGAACGAGACAGAGCGGCGCATCCGCGAGCTGGGCTACCAGGGCTACATGACCCCAGGCGGCCAGCTGCCCGCGGCGGTGATGTTCGGGCGCACGCCCGTGTCCCCCTACCCGGTGCCGAGGTGAGGCGATGAACTGGAAGCAGAAGGCAGCGCAGCTGAAGCGGGCAGCCGAGCGGGCGGTAGAGCTGCGGCGCGAGCTGACGCCCGGCGCGATGGCGAGGACCGAGGCGATGCCCGGCGAGGGCATGGTGCGGGCCGAGATCGGTGGCATGCGGGCAGAATCGCCGCTGGCGCCCAAGGCCGAGGCGCGGCTCGCCGAGCTGGGTCCCGAGGCGGCCTACCTGTTGCCCAACGAGGCCGAGAAGGCGGCGCGCACGGCCAGCAACGTGCAGGGCATGCAGCGCATGCTGGACTTCCTGCCGAAGGCCAAAGAGCTGGCAGCGGTGATGAAGGCCGGCGGCGCCAAGCGCGGCTGGTATCGGGCCAGTGCGCAGGCGCTGATCGACACCTTCGGCCCGGACGCCCCGCGGTTCGCGGCGCTGCTGGCGGCGATGAGCCCGCAGACCAGCGTCGAGAACAACCTGACCAACGCCCTGAACACCTGGAAGAACTGGACGGCCGCCGGCCGCCCTACGGACGAGGGCGCTATCAAGGCGATCATGGGTCGCTCGGTGATGGGCAACAAGGGCGAGGAGTCTGTGCTCGACGCCTGGGTGAACAACTCCATGCGCGCCCTGCAGGCCCAGGACCCGGCGAAGATCACGCTGTCCGGCCCCAAGGTCGACAGCTTCATGGGCAACCTCGCCGATGACGTCTTTCGCGTCACCAACGACGCCTGGAACGCCAACCTTCTGGGCGTGTCGCAGAGCATGTTCAGCGGCAGCATGCCCAAGGCCAACCCGCTCGATCCGGGGCTGACGCCGGGCTACCTGGCGACCAATGCGCGCATGCGCGGTGCTGCCGACATCGCGGGCATGGCGCCGTCCGAGGGGCAAGAGACGGCCTGGTCGTTCGCGATGCAGCTGTACGAGAAGGCCAAGCAGTCCGGCAAGAGCGTCGTCGACCTGCTGCAGAGCGGCGAGGCGACCGACGAGCTGATCCGCGGGGCGCCTGACTTCAGCTCGCTGTTCGGGCAGCCGCAGTACCGCTCGATCCTCGAAGAGGCCGGCTACGGCCCCCAGGTGGCGGGGCTGCAGCCGCATCAGTGGCCGGACCTGAGCGGCAACATCATGGAGCGGCTCGATCCCGAGGAGCGCAAGCTGGTGCTGCAGTCGGCCAAGCGGCTCGACGCCCTGGCCGACCAGCGCAAGCGCGAGAGCTACTCGCGCGCGTTCTGGGACCAGGAAGGCACGCCCTACGACCTGCCGCTGTTCTCCACGGCCGAGATGACGCCCTACGGTGCCAGCGGCCACCTGGCTGGCCTGCAGGACCTGCCCGCCTCGCAGAGCGGCGCCCTGGCGTCGCGGATGGCGTCGGCGTTCACCAACCCGGCGCAGCGCGACGTGCTGCATGAAGCCCTCGGGCTGCCCGGCATCGAGCAGCGCAAGGCCACCGGACTGTGGGAGCCCCAGCAGGGCAACTTCGAGACGAACCCGGCGTTCGCGTCCGGCGTGCAGGTCCCGCTGACCAAGGGCGGCGAGGTGCGCAAGGCAGACGTCGCCAAGCTCAACGCGGCGGAGGCGGCGCGCGGCTACCTGACGGCCCAGGGCGGCTCGGCCTGGTCGGGCATGGTCCCGGACGTCGAGGGCGCGGGCTTCTACCTGCCGCGCGAGGGCAAGGTCCCCGCCGAGCTGATGAAGCAGCTGGGCGACCCGGCGAAGGGAGACTTCTTCCTGGCCGACACCGGGGCCGGGCTCAACGTCATCCCCCAGGGCGAGCGCGTCAGCCAGGAAGGCTTCAACGCCCTGCGGCGCACCTTCGCCAACGAGGTGGAGGGCGAGGCGCCCTACACCGCCCTGCCGACGATCGTGCCGGCGTCGCCGCGCACCGGCTACACCGACTTCGAGAACGCCTGGCAGGCCACGCCCGGCTCGGGCGCCGTGGCGAGCAAGCTGTTCGAGCAGGTCGACCAGCTGCCTGGCTCGCAGCAGCGGGCGCTGTCCGAGGCGCTGATGCAGCCCGCGGGCGACCTCTTCGACCTGTACGGGCGCGCGGCCAAGGGCAAGAACCTGCCGCTGCGCCAGGACCTGATGAACGCCTTGGAGATCCTGCGCACGCAGGGGCTTGAAGGGCTGCGCGAGGCACTGAAGCGCGGCGACTACATCGCGGGCGTGGCGCCGGCGGTGCTGGCGCCCGGCTTCGGCTGGCAGGACCAGCAGGGGATGGTATGAGCGACACCGAACGGCAGGCCGTGCAGGCCGAGGCGATCCTGAACAATCCGGCCTGGCAACGGGCCTGGGACCGGCTAGAGCGAGAGCTGTGGCTGGCCTTCCAGGACGCCTCGCCGGACGACGGCAAGGGGCTGCAGGGCATCGCGGCGCGGCGCTGGGCGCTGGCCATGATCCGGGCCGAGCTGGAACGGGTGATGGCGCAGCCTCTACTTGACAAACTGAACGCGGAATAATCCGCTACAATCGAGGCAATTATGAGCGAGCAAGGAGACTTGCACAGTCAGATAACCGCCATCAGCGAACAGCTGTTGGCTGGTGCAGAGCCGCCTGAGAAGCGCCGAGAGGACGCGACTCTGGAAGGCGAAGCCACGTCGCCGGAAGGCGACAGCGCGATCAGCGCAGAAGGCACCGAGCAGCCAGCGGGTGAGAGCCCAGCCGCCGAAGAGATTCGGACCATTGCGGAACTGGCGAAGGTGTTGGAGGTCGAGCCGGAATTCCTGTACAGCCTGGAATTCAACCTCGGCGAGATGGGCCCCGACGGCAAGCCCGTGGGGATCAAGCTCGGCGAGCTGAAGGACAAGCTGCAGGGCTACGAGCGCGACCGCGGCGAGATCGAGCAGCAGCGCGAGAAGCTGACGCAAGAGCGGCAGCTGATCATGCAGCAGGCGCGGGAGCTGTTCAGTGGTGGGCAGCGACTGCAGCAGGAACTGATCGACGCGAGAGCCAGGATTCAGGCGATCGTCAGTCAGCGGGACAGCATCGACTGGAAAGAGTTCGAGCGACTCGATCCAGGTCGAGCTGCCCTCGAACGGCAGCGGTACGCGGAGCTGCTGCAGGACGCTGGGGTGAATTTCCAGCGTACCCAGCAGCAGGCCGCGCAGCAGTCCGCGGCTGTCGAGGCCAGCTACCGCCAGGCGCAGGATCAGGAACTGCTGAAGGCGATCCCGGAATGGCGTGACCGAGAGGTGGCGCTGCGGGAGGCCAACGCAATCGGCGAGTGGGCAGCCAGGAAGTACGGCTACACGCCCGACGATCTGCGGTTCGCAGTCGACTGGCAGCACCGCGACATCCTGCGCAAGGCGTACCTGTACGACGCCCTACAGGGGAAGGCGGCAGAGACGCAGCAGCATGTGAGGCAGGCCCCGAAGGTGCTGACGCCGGGCGCGGGAATCCCCCGTAGCCAGCTGCAGTCGCAGAAGCTGAACGCGCTGAAAGAGCAGGCACGCAAGAGCGGCAAGAAGGGCGATCAGATCGCTGCCGCGCGTGCCATCTTGGACAGGGCATTCGCTAACCAGAGGACATAATCATGTCTACCGCAAATCTCGACAGTGCCGACCTCAAAGGCGTCGCCTATGGCGGCCTCATCAACGAAGACGTCATGCAGCAGATTTGGGACATCTCCCGCATCCCGCTGCCCTTCACCGACCTGATCGGTACTGAAACCTGCAAGAACTCCTACAAGGAGTGGACGACCGACGAGCTGGCCGCGCCGAACATCGCGAACGCGGTGATCGACGGTGCCGATGCGTCCGGCAACGACACCAAGACCGGTGCACGTGTCGGCAACCACTGCCAGATCAGCACCAAGGTGGTCCGCGTCTCGACGCGCGCCCAAGAGTCCGACACCATCGGCCGCTCGAACGAGCTGATCTACCAGGTCATGCGGCGTCAGCAAGAGCTGAAGCGCGACGTCGAGGCGATCATGCTGACCCGCCAGGCGTCGATTGCCGATGACGGCAATACCACGGCCGGCAAGTCCGCTGGGCTGGCTGCCTGGCTGACGACCAACGACTACCGCGGTGTAGGCGGCTCGGCTGCCGGCTTCTCTAGCGGCATCGTGGCGGCCCCAGTGGCCGGCACTGCGCGGGCGCTGACCGAGGCAATGGTCCGCGACTGCGTGCAGTCGGTCTACCAGCAGGGCGGCGATCCGACGAAGCTGATGTCGGTGCCGTCGGTCATCCGCAAGTTCTCCGAGTACCTGTTCACGTCTTCGGCTCGCGTCGCGACGCTGATGGCTGACCAGGGCAAGTCGGCAGCGCCGGCGACGGCACTGGGCACGGTCAACGTGTTCGTCACCGACTTCGGCACGCTGGACCTGGTCCCGAACCGGCTGCAGCAGCTGAACGACCTGGCGACCGACACGGCGGACGTGTACATTCTCGACCCGCAGTACCTGTCGATCGGCTACCTGCATGGCTATCGCACCGAGCCGCTCGCCAAGACCGGCTTGGCCGATAACCGGCAGATCGCTGTCGACTGGACGCTGATTGTGCACACTGAGAAGGCGCATGGCGTCATCGCCGACATCGACCCGACCCTCGCGGTCACTTCGGTCTGATGAGGACGCGGGGGGCGCAAGCCCCCCGCTCACCAACATGGCGCGAATCCGCAACCGCAAGGTGTCGCACGCCGTCGAGGCTGTCGCTTCGGCCGAGCTGGCCCAGACGGAGCAGACCAGCTCTGTCATGGTGCTGCGCATCAAGGTCCCCGTCTGGCTGCACACGCACAAGGCGCAGCGCGGCGAGGTCGTGACCGTCGATCCCGAGCTGGGGCGGCGGCTGATCGAGCGAGGCCAGGCAGATGGCTACGCCGACTGAATGGACCGTTGACGGCTTTCGCACGCGCGTCGTCTACCAGCCGCATGAAGGCCGGACCTATGTCGAGCGCACGCAGCCGAACGAGGCTGCCATCCTGCGCGAGAACATCGAGCTGCAGAAGCAAGAGCAGCGCGAGATGGACTGGGCCCGCTGGGTTGGTCGCATCCCCGAGCTGTATCTCGACACGTACCATCCTGGCTGGCGGCG